GGACCCTGAAGAACCTGAATTGCTTGATTGGTTACACTGCCAGATGAGTTAGCAACGGGGTTAGCAGTAGCTGATACACCTCCTACTGTCTCTGCTTTTGAGGTATATAAAAAATTATTAGCTCCTATTAGTAGTATTAATAGATATCTTATTGGCTGAACGTTGAAACCGTGTCTGTCACACTCGTCATGTCGGTTGTGCGATTTATTATGGTTTGATTGACCATCCCTGGTTGAGATAGGGTTGTGGTGAATTGCCATGATTGGTCAGGATTTTTTACAGAAAAGTTCGGTACATTATTTGCATCTAACGAACTCCATGTTGTTGTCACACCATCCATGGTATTACTTACCGAAGTTGATGGCGGTAATAGCGTAGCACCATCAGCTTTTATATTCGTTCCTGTGACTGTATATTCCCATCCAGTTTGATAGTCTATTGAATTTATAACCTCTGTGACTTTTGTAGTCGTCTCAGTATGGCTGGTCATAGACCCGGATTGGAAATTAGGGACCACAGGGACTGCATTTGCACCTGTTGGTAGGAATAAAAACAACCCTAAAAGCCATTTCATAATTAATCAACTACGACTTCTGAGACGAATTGTCCAGTTGCGGTGGTGCCAGCTCCTCCAGCTGTCAGTGTCATTACACCTGCAGAAGTAATTGTTCCTGCTAAAGTCCCTGCTACACCTCCAGATTGAGTAGTTGTATTACCATAGGAAGGCATGTCGGCAACAACTCCACTGGTCACGTCCACACCACTCCCTATTGCTGCAATTCCGTCTCCTTGAAGAAAACTTTCCGAAAATGAGAACGCCGACCCGGCGGTATTGACTTCATAAGTTCCAGATTTCATGGTTGCAGCAGCAGTAGCTGATCCATGAGTTAAACCACCGAAGACATCACTGTTTCCTGTACCTACCTTTATGTTGGTACCAGAAACGGTATAAGTACTTCCGATACGTTCTGCAGCTGTTGCTGCACCATTAACTGTGAGCTGTGTTGAAGTACTGAGTCGATGTGTTAAATCTGCACGAGCACTTGAAGCACTAAACAATATTATTATCGGCAATAATTTCCACATTTGACTAAGTAATTAGTGTGTTATTTTCTAAGTTTACTAAAGGGTAAACTTAGTAGGTATTGCTACTATATGATGACTGAAGATGTGACAAAGTCTCCTAAGACACCATCTGCAAAAGATGATTCAAAAAAGAACGTTTTTACAAAAATAAAAGAAGGTATTGATGATAAAGAAGAACAGTTAGTAATTTTGTCTACATTTGTGCGTCTGGGAGTTGTTGTTTGGAGCGGATTTATCATTTCTTTAAATTACATTACTTTGCCTGCATTTGGCGAACAAGCACCTAAAGATATAACTTTTGTAGCCTCAGTTTTTACCGGGGCTCTCGCTAGTTTTGGCCTTCAAACAGCATCTAAAAAAGGTGATGGAACGATGAAAATGGATAACAAAAAAGGAGGTGGTTTAGGTGATATTAGTAGAGCAGATTTTGAACGTTTAATTGAAAAGATGTCACAAGTAGGTCCGACTCAGACATTGCGTATTGAGCAAGCGCCTATTAAAATTACTACAGTAGATAACAAGACCTCTATCAAGTCTTAAATTTGAATGTATAGGAAGAGCAACATGAATTGGACAGCTCTCGGATTAGGTGCCTTTCTTGGAGTCTCAAATATTGGCTTGATGGGCTCTTTAATAAGCAAGGGCAGCTTACCTGTTGTTGATTTTCCAGTAGGTAGTTATACATCGTATGAGATGGAAGCTACCAAAGATGGTTACAAGATTAGATATAACGCCAATGATCCAAAAGTAATGATAAAAACAGAGAATGTTGTTAAACCTGCTAGTGGATTATTTAACAAAGGTGTTACAACTGTTGATTTGTATGAAGAATATACGATGAATGGGAAAGTTCATTTAGAGGGTGGTGACAACGCTTCTAAGCTTACAGCTAAAGAAATAGCGTGTATTAAGGCAGAAGGAGCTGGTGGCTCTACAGGAGGTGTTATAGGAGCTTCTGTAGGTGCTCAAGCAGCGCCTGCACTTTCAAATATTCCTATAATCGGATGGGTTGCTAGTGGATGGGCGACAATGTTTGGGCAAAAAACAGGGGCTAATCTTGGTGGAGATATAGCCAAAGCGATAGAAGGCTGTTAATGCCTATATTTCATCTTTCTGAAGCGGGTTTAGAGTTTATCCGTCTTTTTGAGGGTGCATATTTATCATCCGAAATAGTCAGTAGTTTAGAAAAAGAAGTTTCAGAATTAGTAACGGCTCCTATAAATCAAAATCAATTTGATGCTTTATTCTCATTTGCGTCAAATATGGGAATTGAACTTCTTTCTAATTCAAAATTACTAAAACGTATAAATGAGCTAGAAAACCCTTCTGAGGTTGCTGCAGAAGAATTGCATAAATGGAACAAAGAAGGTAGTAAGGTATTTCAAGGGCTTTCTAGGAGGCGTTCAGCAGAGTTAGAGCTGTTTTGCCATAAACCACCTGAATTTAAATGGGGTTGGGCATCTATAACATCTAAATGTCACACATATTTAAAAAAGCGTCCTGTACCTATTGGTGAACTTTCCTCTGATGAAACAGCAAAAATTTGTTCAAAACGTTTAATTCGACGTTGTCGTGTTATTGAAAGAACTGAAGGCCATACTTATTTAGAACTTGGCTTTGGTTTAGGAAAATGGTGGGTAGTAGATAAACATTGGGAAGGTTTGAAAACAGAAGTACGTATTTATCCATATACAAAAACTAATGATCTTTTACATTTAAGAGATTTTCCATATATGCATAGGCCAGAAGAAGAAAGTAACGGATGGGGGATTAGTCAATGTTGTGCTGTTGCCATGTGTTTAAAATACTTTGATGCCCCTGCTATTAATTGTATTAATGACTATATCAATATCGTTAATAAGTACGGAAGATTAAATTCTCGTCGAAATCACATAAAAGCAATGAATACTTTTGGTTTTTCAGCAACGTTTAATCATGTAACTGCTTCTGAAGACATAAAAGATAATATTAAACAAGGTTTACCAGTCATAGGAATTATTGCAGGACGTAGTATTCGCCAAGTAGGAGGTATGGCTCACAGTGTTGTTATTACTGGATACGATGACACTAATTGGTTAGTTCAAGACCCTTTTGGTGAATTAGATTTAACACTAGGTCGATACAAAGACAGGGGTGCTGATGCTGGTAGAAATGTTTTTTACAATCAAGAGTTGTTGAATAAACGCCTTTCTGTAGGAGGAGGTGTAGATGGTTGGTGTTGGTTAAATTTTCGTAAATATGTATTTAAAGATTAGGTAAGGTTATTCTCCTAAGTGGAGTTATTTAAACAAACTAGATCATGGCTGACGAAACTAAATCTTTAGAAGATCAATTAAAAGATCAAAGAACCGAAATAGAGACTAATATAAGACAAACTGAAACTCAGTTAGGTAGACTTAAAGAACAGTACTTAAAAATTCTTGGAGCTCTTGAATTTGCCGCAATTCAAAAACAAGAATCTGAAGATACAGACATTAAGTCTGAAGATTTAGTCTCTTAAGAAAATGTTAGGTGAATTAAATAGAAATCGATATAAAGCTTTAGAATTACTAGCCGAACATGTAAAAGCACCTTCTCGTGAGTTATCTCTTGATGCCATTATTTGTGACATCAATGATGAAGATTTACGTTGGGTAACAAATAAAGTTCATTATTATTTGCTTAAACTTTTAGAAGACGCTGACTATGATCCAGCGGAAGAAGAGGTTATTGAGACTATAAATTAAAAAATATACAAGTTTATGCAGATTACAGTTTTGACAAGGATGCAGAGTAAATGTGTATCATTGTGAGCAAGATCTTCTAGCTAATTTAGTTGTTTTATCGTCAAAAAATGCTCGAAAAGAATTTAGAAATCATATTTTTGCAGCTTGGGAATGGAAATGTGCTTACTGTGATAATAAATTAGATGATTTAAGTGCAACGATTGATCACATAGTTCCTAAATTTAAAGGGGGACATAACGTTAAATCCAATATGTGCTGTTGTTGTTCTTCTTGTAATAGACAAAAAGGTTCTACTTTTTTAGAAGAATGGTATACACCTAGTTTTGCTTTTTATTGCAAAAAAAGATTTGTTAAAATAAAGAATTGGATGGAGCAAGAACCAAGCTCTATTAAACTATTATTAGCAGATAAGGCACACCCTTACATAGCAAATGACTTCTACATCGGATGGGTACCAAGTTGACCCACAATCAAAATCTTTTTTAGACGAATATGTAAAAAATCCTGAACGTTGGATAGGTGATCGAATTGAGCAAGACGTACCAGCGCCAGGTGATAGTGCCTTAAAAGGAACTGTACGTAATGATATTAAAGGTAAAGTAGATGCTGGTGTTATACGAATTTAAATAAGACTCCTACATATGACTTTAATTTCATTTTCTTTTATTATTTTTTTTATTACAACCTATTGTTTTAGTATGTTTCACTTGAAACAAGACTCGCATTTACATAATACAAAAGTAGTTAGGAAAAGATAGATTAATTGAGTTTTACTTGATCTTCAATTTATCGCTGGTAATATAATTGTAAGGTTTTAGCTATTTATGGACGCAATCGAGCTTCCAATGGACGTTGAATTTCAAATTCATGCCACTGCATTAGCGATTCAGCAGTTAGATCGTGATGATTTAGAAGAAGCTTTTATCGAAATGCTCCATCAAAGAGCGTTAGACCGCCAAATGTTCTTTGGTGTTCTAAAAGATCACGGCATTGATGCCGACATTAAATTCAACATCTCCACTGTGGGACAGGTTTCTTAAATACTATGGCTACTCGCACTATTGAAGGCACTATAGACACATTTAGTGTCGATACGGGCTCTGAAGTTACTTACCTTGGTGCTACGTCATCAGGGAATCCAGGAGAGGCTATTAGAGCTTTTCGTGTTAATCCAGGTGGAACTGGAAACATTATCGTAAAACTTGATAAGACCATGGGTGTAAACACTATGGAAGTATTTCAAGAAGATGCTTATGGCGGAAGCAGTGCTGCTACTGGATATAAAGTTTTTACAAATATAGCTAAAGACGGTAAAGGTAAAGGCGCTGTTGGTACAGCTGTTACTAATGCTGCAAAAAACTA